ACCAAAAATAAAAGCAAAAAAAAGGGAGGCCCATTATAGACCCCCCTACGCAGACAGAGAAACAGGGATTCTCTAGATATCGTCAATAGTGGTTGCAGACACAATTCCTGTCAATGTAGTTATAGCAGCAGACTGCAAGAACTCAGCAGGACGGCTCTCCATACCTGTAAGAGTCAATGAGTATCCACTAGCGTCACCCATAGCGGCTCCACGTGTAATGTTACCTCCTGTTACGTCAACACCAAACTCAGCACCTGCTAGGAAGTAGTTGCCGTTGTTATCCTCTACAAAGATCTTAGGTCGTGCCGCGATCAATAGTTTAATCTCTTTGTGTGACTTAGGAGATAGTTTCTTAAGAGACAAAGTCAATACCTGCTCGTAGAAGGTTGTGCCGTTCTCACGTGAGGTCGTAATCGTCTCATTGAAGTCGTTCGTGCCTCTTAATTCGTATTTGAAAGCAGCCGCACCTGCCTCAAAAGTTAGCGCGTCAATATCGCCGTCAGTCGCATCAAAGGAGATGTCGCTGTATTCTAAGTCGGTAAAGTTTACGAGGTAGATGTTTTTTAATCCACCTACTGAATCTTTACAGGGCTCTAAACGTCCCGTTGTTAATGTACATGCCATGATTATAAGTATTAAAAAAGGGCAGACAAGCAATCGCTCACCTGCCCTCTATAGGTTATTCAATTACTGATTAAGCAGTGTAGTAAACGATGTCGCTTCCGATACCATACTGAACACCTGCGGTAAAACGCATTACCACTCTCACATTTTGTGAGCCGTCCAAATCGCTCATGTCAAGAAGCTTCACTTCGTTGTGGTCACTTAGCAAGCCTGTACCGAACATCAAGTTGTCTTTGTACGTAGCCATCGCTTTATTGTCTCCAAGTCCGTTAGCTACAAATAGCTTAACACCATCGAAGTTCAAGTTACCTCCGTTGTACCATTGAGTTCCTTGAGATGCAGTACCTGCAGCACCCAAACCTGAAGCGCCGAAACCTCCCAAAGCGCGAACGTAAGCACGTGCGATGTTTTGAGATACGTAAACGTACATATCCTCGCGTCCGTATAGAGTTGAAGGTACAGCGTCTACGATTTTACCTAGCTCAGTGATCACGTTAGCAGCAGTTACAGTTGTACCTGATACGTCAATAACATCACTATCAGCAGCAGCCAAAGTAGTGAAGCCGTCAAACTCACCTGCGTTAGCTGTTACACCTCCCCAAATGTTGTTCTCGTTTTTCTGTGCAACCTTAGCAGCTACGTGAGCCAAAAGGAAGTCACTAAACTTAGGAGGCAAGTTATCAAATGTAGAGTAACCCATTTGCACAGCTTCCCAATCCGAGCGGAAATCTTTCTTACACAATTCTAGATTCACTTGGAATTCTTCGGGCTGAAGAATACGCTCTGCCAATGTGATAGTCGAAGTGTCGCTAAAGTCACATGTAGCATTCTTTACAATAGCGTCAGTGTCGAGGGTTTTGATTACCTCTTTGTACTTGACGTTAGGTTTCACAAGGATACCACCTTGTTCAATCGTGTTAGCAGACAATAGTGCAGCAGAAATATACTGACCTGCAAATTCACCTGCGTAGGTTGTCGTGATAGACGTTGTAGTTGCCATCTTTATACGTTTTTAATGTTAGCAATTTTCGCGAATACTCTCGCTGTTGTGTTATTCTGTGGATTTGCGTTACCGAATGTGATACGCTTCTTGGCTTGACCATTGCCTTCAGGGCTGTGTGACATGCCTGCAGAAGCAGGTTCTTCTTCTAGTTTACGCTTTACCTCATCGAGGTCTTTCTCGGCTGTAGATAGCTGCAATTCTGCTTGCTCTTTTAGAGACGTCAAAGTTGCTACTTCCTCTTTGTAAGCATTTAACTGCTCAGCAAATTCAGCTTTAATCTTGTCGATCTCGGCAAAGAATGTTTCGCGTGAGATTGTCTCGCTTTCTACCACCTTCTTAGGTGCAGCCTCTCCATCATTAGCCGCCTCTACTTCCTCGACAGGAGCCTCTGCAGGTTCTTCTACAGCTACTTCTTCTTCGGACTTGGGCTCCATGATTTCAGTGATTACACCACTATCATCAACTACCATGATCTTGCCATCTTCCATCGTGTAAGAACCTTCAGGCATAGCCATCTTCTCCTTATCCTCTGTTATGACAAATACCGATTGACCTGCTTCGAAGTTCTCGGCCTCAATCATGGTGCCGTCCTCTAGCTTCATTTCCGCTAGCTTAACTTCGGTGGCTTCTTCTTGATTCATACCAAGGGCCACCATAATCTTGTTTAGAGTTTTTGTTGCATCCATATCAATATAACTACTTAGGGTTTCTATGTCGTATTTTTATTCTAATTCGCCTAACTCTCGCAACTTGTTTCTAGACCAACCTAGAGCCGCTTTACCTCCCCACAATAGGTAAGATATCGTTCCACAGGCTGTAGTGTCGCTTGGGTCATAATACTCCTCAGCACGGCTCAAATAGCTGTGCATGCGTTTAATTGTAGACACGCTCAACGGCTTGCCTTGCGCGATCTGTTGTGCTCTTACCTTTCCTGTTTGTGTGGCGCACTTGTTCCCGTTTTTCTCGTTTAATTCAATGCCCCTCTTGGCGTTGTTTCTAATGCCTTGCCCGTAGTCGCTGTAAGACTCGAAGTCCTCGCGTATAATCTTACGGACGCTAGCTAGCTTCTCCTCGGCTTGTTTAATCTCGGCCTCTCTCTTTTTGCGGTCTATAAACCAACCCTCTATAGAAAAACCTTTCACGGCACCTGACTTTACATACTCTTGCCACACCTCCTCGTTTTCGACTTTCATAGTGACCATCCATTGCCCCTTCACAGCGTCCATGTCGTATAGCTTAGACTTATCCATGTCGGGATCTTCGACTATCCACGACTCGACTACACTAAGACCTTTGAGTTCCACCTCGTGTTCTAAGGTGGTGTTGTTTTGGTTGCCTTTCATTAGGAATAACTCCGCAGCCCTGCGAATGGTTTTCTCGGAGAAGTACACGTAAAACTCCTTATCGCCATCGCGTCTATAAATAGGTTTATTAGGGACCAAGGCAGGACCCATGAGAATGCGCTTGTCTGTATCGACCTCAGCAAACTTTACCTGCTGCTTTTCATCTTTAAGTGCGATGAAGTTGCTTTCAATCGCAGGGTGTTCTACAATACTGATAGCGTCAATGCCATTCACTGCCGCTTCCTCGTCTAGAATTAGTTCTATTATATCTACCATATCAATGTAACGATTTAGCCTCCTAATGTCGCATTTTGAAGCACGTGACGATCTAGCGCAGCATTGGTATTGATGTCGTCTTGTGTAACGTATGCGCGTTGTGGTTTCTGTTGGTTAAATAATGCGCTTATCTGTGTTTGCTCCGTACCTCCAATAGTCGAGATGCTAGGACCTCCGCTACCCTGTGCTGCTTGGGCCACCTGCTGTACAGGAGCACCACCTGCGGAGGCACTTGGGCTTTGGAACTCTGTGTCTGCTATTTTCTTGACATTGGCTAGACCTAGCGCTCCTGCCACTACAGCATTGGCTAATCTTAGGGGGAATGGTAACAAAGCGTCCCCTCCTTTAGCAGCCATGGCATCAGTTATAGCTTGATAGGTACTCATGAGTGTTTGCGCTATCTGCACTCGCTTTTGTATCTCAAAGGCTCTGTGCTGTGCTTTCTCGCTGCTGCCTGCAAAGGCCTGCGTGAGTGCCATAATAGCCTCAAAACCTTTCTGTACTACAGCCTTGCGTGAATCCTGCACAGCCTTTTCCATAGCTATGCGCTGCTCATTAGCTTTTTTCTCGGCTTCTAGCTTGGCTTTTTCGAGTTCTTGCTTGTCTTTTAACTCTTGTGCCTCGCGCTCTTTACGTTTTTTTTCTTCTTCGGCAGCCTCAGCATCGCGTTCTGCTTGCGCTTCTCTACGTACACCCGATAATTGAGCGGTAACTGCTTTTTGTTTGCGTAGACGTGCTGTCTCTAACTCTATTAGACGTGCCTCTAGTTGCGCTTCTTCGTCCTTATCTTCTTTAGTGCTTTTACTTAACTCGTTTTCTTGTTTTTTAGCTTCAAAACGTAGACGTGCTGCTTCAATTTCCTGTTGAGTTATGGCTTCTTCGATGGCAGCCGCTTCTTCTAGGAATGCTATTCTTTGTTCTGCAGTATAATTCTCTTTATCTACAGCCTTGTCTAATAGTTCTGCACGTTCTCTATCGGCCTTGGCACGATCTAATATAAGTTGACGTTCTGCTTTGTCAGCCTTAGCCCTCATATCGGCTATGTTTGCCGCAATCTTGGCCTCACGTTGGTTCTCCTTTATGAAATCGCCTACGGCTTC